GGAACTAGCCAATCCTGATGCAGCTTGACGCTCTGCTGCTCTTTGTCTAGCAAACTCTCCTAAACCTGTCTGTTGAGCCTGTGTAAAGCCTCTAGCACGAAGATTACCTATGGTTTCACCCAAACCTCTACCTAATGCTCTCCTGCGTTCCTCTGCGCCCAAACGCGCCCTAGAGCCAAAGGCTGACTCACCGCCTCTGTTTATATCTTGCGCTCTTGCAGAAATATCTGCCAATTCACCTTGTTCTAATATGTCTGATATAGTTTGTTGAACGACTTGCTGTTCAAATGGATTAAAAAATTGTTGTGTTAATCTTGGATCATAACCACCCAAAGTCCCTCTTAACAAATTTTCACTTTCTCCTAACCTTCCACCAAATTGATCAGTAGCACCTGCAAGAATTGAACCAACACCGCCTAATCTTCTACCAAAATCACCTGTAGCTTGTCTTGCAATCATTTCTTGCTGACCAAGACCTGATAATAAACTACCTAAACCTGTTTGCGTTGCACCAAGCGCCTCTAAACCTCTTGTTCTTGCTCTGCCTAATCCTGTTTGTAATTGGCCTAAACCCTCCCTATAGGCTCTTTGTGCATCAGTAATAAATGGATCTTGAATACCAATCGACTCTCTTGCTAATTGTTGCGCTCTAAGTTGGTCAGGTGTTAATCCTGCAACTCTTTCCTCAACAACCCTTGGTTTACCCTCTGCATCAAAAAAAACTTTTTCTGCTGCCCTCATAGCACCAGGTATAAAGCCTCCACGACCATCCAAACCAAATAATAGTTGTCTAGTTAATGGATCTAAACCTGTTTCTACTCTAGTTATTCCAGACGCATAAGGTTGTGATCTAGGATCAATACGATTTCTTACCATTTGGTTTCTAAGAACTGCCACTTGCTTGTCCTTCAAAAACATCCATCATTTTATACATCAAGTCTGTGCCTCGCTCTCTACTTTCCTCTGTTGTTGGTATTAAGGTTACGATGCCGCCTTCATTTTTCATGTCAAATGAACCTGCGCCTCTAACTGCTCGACCAGTCATTACAAATTCACCATCACTGAGCATAGCAGGTATATCATCGCTAGTTTCTGTGCCTGGGCCGTTTATATCACCATCCATCCTAGGAAAATCATTAGGATTCATCTCGCCACCCTCTTGCATAGCAACAGCACCGCCTTGTGCAAAAGCAGCTATACCGCCCATATACATACCTCTAGGCTTACCGCCTGTTAACTCAGGTAAAGTTCCCTCTGGTAATAAACCAAATTCAATAGGGTTGGGTTGTGGAAGTCCCATTCTTCTAGCTATTTCTGCCTCAATATTGTATCTACCTGTTGCGTCCATAGTAGTTAAAGGTGTTAATGGCACACCTTGGTCTTTTTTAGTTTCATCGTAAGCTAATTTACCTAATGTCGCAGCTAAAGCACCAATACCTAAGTTGCCTAACATACCAAGACCACCTCTCTCTTTAGTGCCTTGTCCAACTGGCTCAAACTCACCTTTTAAAATGTCCTCTCCGGCTTTTATTATATCTGGAGTTCTGCCTGGCCCACCTAATATTGCTCTACCTAAATTAAAATTTCCACCACCAACTTTTGTCGTTGGAACTAAAGATGGATCACTGATATATTTTCTGTATGTAGCAGGATCAACACTATTACCTGCGGCATCAATAAACATATTGGTTTTAGGATCTAATTGTGCTGACTTTATATCAAAAGATGCAACTTCTTGACCTCCACCTAAAAATCCACTTAAAGGCCCATCGCCAAGCAAACCTTCCAAACTTCCCAAACCTTTACCTATATTACCGAAACCTCCTGTAGTGCCTTTTGCTATTTGTGAAACACCTGGAATACCTAAATTGGCTATTCCACCTGCTATAGTGCTACCTGCTTGACCTAATGCAGGCCCAATAACAGGTATTTTTGCCGCTAATCCACCAATACCGCCTAAAACACCGCCTAAAGCAGTGCCTACGCCAGGAACAAAAGCTGCGATTGGCGCAACTTTTTTAACGACTTTGCCTAGCTTTTTACCTATTTTTTTGAAAAAGCCAAACTCTTCTAAACCAGTCGATTCATTAAGACTAGCAATACCAACACCAACTACAGCTGACTCCGGATCAATATTAAACTGATTGAATTTTTGCTCAAGCATGGACTCAAATTCTTCATCCTCTAACATTTCAGGAGGTATTACTACCTCGCCAGGTCTAGCATGAACTAATTGTGTGTCCTCTCCTGTGCCAAGCATAGCTAAATCTTTTGCAACATCAGAAAAAGGCGCTACCTCTTTTATCTGTTGTTTTTGTAAAAGTTGCATCAAAGTTTCTCTTTCTTCTAAATCATCTGACATTGAAGGCGAGGCATCCATAAACATTTCCATTTCTCTGTTGGATATAGCGCCTTTAGTAGGCCCAACCATGTCCATAATTCTCATCATGTCTTGATCTCTCTTAGATGCAGCACCAGGCATGGAGTCCATAAACATTTCCATCTCTTTGTTAGAAATAACACCTTTAGGATCTTCTACCATATTCATAGTAGATGCCACTTGAATAGGATTTTGCATCGATTCTTTAGTAAAATTTTCTAACCTATTTTGTAACCTTTCACTTATATTCATAACTACCCTATTGTTACTGTAACTGCACCTATGCTCATTGTAGCAGATAAGCCACTAACATAAGTATTATGTTCATACAAGTTACGAAACTGAGTTCCGTCAAAGGCTTGATGAACCTCTGTTGTTGTATTAAATATAATCGCACCTGTTGAAAATTGCAATTCTGAAATCTCTGTGCTGTTGAAACTATTTACCTTATCTGGATCATGTGATGCTAAGTTAATTTCTAATATTCTGACAAGTCGGTTAAAAGTTTCTACAGGTATAGTATCGCCTTGTGCTAAAGGTAGTCGAGTTGGTAATAATTTGCTCACTATCTGCGACCTGATGGTTGCACATCAATACGAGTGTCGCCTAATCGCCATTTAAAATCTTTTCTGTTTACCTCACTATTATCATCATCTGATTCAAACCTAATTACAAATTGTCTTGTTCTTGAACGCAGACTTGTAAATGTAGATGTGCTTGTTATTTGAGAGGTAGAATCAGTGCTAAGAGATTGATTGTTAAAATCTCTTCGCTTGACCACCACATTAATGACACCGCTTGGACTTGTGCCAACATCATTAACAAACAGTATATCTGGTAAAATTTTTCGCAAAAACACAAAACCATCACCATCACCAACATCAATATCTGCTGATTCTATGAATACATTGTCCATTGCGTTGCCATCATCGTTAGAAGTTGACTCATGTTTATAGATGTATTTAGTATCACTTGATTCGCCACCTGCTAATGGTTTATCAAAAATACCTGCATTTGACCAACTGTATCTCTCTAAACTACCGATACTCCATAAGTTCTCTTCATAATTGTATATAACGAATCGTGATATTTCTCTTGTGTTATCTGTAGTTGATGGGTAAAAAAACCAAATTTCACTAAACTCTTCATTTAGACCTGCAAAACATTTGAACGCTTGAGATCTATCCAAATCAGAAAAAACATGGTCTTGCACTGAGCAGTTAAGTTTTTTTACTGCACCGTTGTAATAATAAAAAGCATTTTTTGACATGAAGAACACGCCATTAGGTGCATTGACAGCAGCTTTTGGGCCTATTAAACCTGCACCCTCATTCACTAAGTTTAAAGCAAAAGTAAGTGGTGGCCCAATAAATGACATACTGTATAAACTTGTATCAGTCCATATCAATATTTCTTGCCTTGATTTTAAACCACCAATTATTGATGATCCTGATGAAAGTCTTAGTGAACCTGCTGTGTTTGTATTCTTTGGCTCAAACTCAAGTGCGTTTTCTTGATCACTAAATGCAATAAACATAGGATCTATCGCACCTGAGCGTGTGCCACTAGACAAAGGATCTGCGCCTAAGACTATTAAATGCCTATCAACCTCTGATGTTATAACTTGTAAGCCTACAGTAGGCACTTTGTTTGCACCAGATGTTGTAGATAAATTAACTGCTCTTGTTGATAACCCATTATTTTCAACCCATCTAAATATGCCACCATTTCTAACATTAATAATTAAATCCTCACCAAAATTATCATGTGTCCATAATCTAAGCTGGTTTACATCGCTCAAAGCAGTAGCAGAACCCCAAGCACCTTCACCCCAAGTTCCTACACCCCATCCTGTGCTTTCAACGAAAAAGTCTAGTCCTGAATTTGTTTGATAAGCTGAATCTGTGGCTGAACCACCATTGCCAGAATCAGATGCGTTAGCAGTTACAGTAACTCCTGAAGTATTTTTAGCAGTAATCTGATAAGTATTTGTGCCTGTAACTAAATCTATTTGGTACTCTTGATTTAAAACAGCAGCAGTTATATTACCGCCAAGACTTACAGCTGATGAAAAAGTAACAAAATCTCCATTAACAGCACCATGTCCGTTGTCAGTAACCGTAATAGTAGATGAACCGTTAGTAGCTGCAAAGGTGGTGGAGTTAGTTGTGGTTGATCTTATGGGGGTAATATCGTTGTAAACTCCACCTTCCTCTATGTAATATTTATTAGTCGTGCCAACGCCTAAATACTTATCACCTGACAAAGAAATCCATGTATGTAAGGCTCTAGGTGATCCGATGATAACATTTTCACTGTTCTTTTCCCAACCACCTAATTTTTCGACTCGACCTTTTCTAAACCTTATA